TGATGGAATATTTGGTCCAACTTTTACACCACCCCATACTTCATTAATCCATATCCAATCTATGTGTTCTCCATATACTAGATTATCTTTAGTTTTATTTTTAAAGAGTCTTGTATCATATATAGGATTATCAATTACTTTATAGTCTTCTGTAATAATTTCTGTTATTACTTCACCTGAGTCAGTAACTTTAGTTAAGTGACCTACTTTTCTTTGAGATTTCCAATAACCAGTTGTACAACGTAATAAATATGCAGTACCTTGATCATAATAATCTTCACCTTCTCTAAGAATATAGTTAACTATATCTCCACCGTTGAAAATACTATTTGCTGCTGCAGTAGAATATTGTCTGAAACCTAATGAAGGCATATTAGTATTCCACTCATGTGATTTAGTAGCATCATAAAATGATCCATCATTCTGAGTACCACCAATATTATATCCCGCAGATCTAATTGGATAGATAGCTTCAAGTGATGCCATCTGATCCTCATTCATCATATATCCGTATTTATCAATAACATCCGCTACAGTTAACATGTCTGTTTTACCAACCCAGTTAGATTGTGATATATATCTTGCATCAGGAGATTTGTGATAGAATGTAAGTACAGGATTCCATAACTCTACTTCATAGTCATCTTCCATCATACGCATATGCCAGAATTCTCTATCTGTAATAAGCATATCTCTGAAACCTCTTTCTTCTAACTCATCCATTCTAAATCTTTCAACATCTACTTCATGTTGATGAGTAGCCCACTGTTCTACCATTGATCTATAATCTTTTTTAAAGAATTGCTCAATCTCTGGTAATGATTTAAGTTTCTCTGGTGCTAATTGTTGTTGTGCTTCTTCTGATTCAGGATCTAATCCTTGTTCAACCATTGCTGCAATAATTTTCATCTGTGCATCAGACATAAGTACATCTTCTACCATTTGTCTTTTTTGCTCCATCATCTCATTATAAGACCCTTCATCAACTGCACGGTAAGATAACTTACTTGCTCTTTTTGCAAACTCAGCTACAAGAACATTAATTACATTTGGGATAATAGGATAAAACTTTAACTCAAGTGCAGATGCATCTTCTTTTGTAAGTGTTTCAATTATATCTCTATAGTCATTATCTTCTTCAATTATATAATCAGTTTTATCAATTACACCTTTTGCTAATTTGTAGTTCTTCATTAACCTACGGGCATTTCTTTTAATCTGTTTAAGACCATTCCACTCCAACCAGTCAAGATTCCAAGCAGCCCACTTATCATCCTTTTCTTTTTTAGGTATAAACTGTAAAGGTTGAGTTATACTACCTAATCTATTGTGTTCTGTTTTGGCACCCTTTTTTAATTGTAAAGCGTTATATACTTGCATATCTTTTTATTTTAAATTTTTAAATGGTGACCTGTTTAATTTTTTATTTTCACCCAATCCACTTCTACCCATATGTCTAAAAGGACTACTCTTTAAGGTATATAAATTTTTTTGATTTTCCAACTTTTTACTTGATTCATCCATGACAACTCTTTTAGCATAACCTATATTAGCTTGCTGTATTTTTAAGAAAGAAACTAATGCAGCAAATGCTACAAGTCTATCCACGTTGAGTCCGTCCTGGTATGCTTGCATCTCTTTGAGTAACATGATATCTGGAATCCTTTCTACCCCATAATGTATCTTAACAGTAGTACCATCATCTTTCTGAATATGATCTATTTCTTCAGATAAGAAATCTTGTGTATAACTGATCATATGGTTCTTAAATAATACACCGGTGTTTCTCCATCCATATTCTTGGAATACATTAGCATTAGCTCCTACATCTTTTAAGAATACTATTTGGTTTCTTGGTACTAGGTATCTTTGTTTCTTTCTAGTAATCATATGATTGATAAACTGAGATATGTTATTCTCTACTATAGTCCAGGCATTATACCATTCAATAATAAGTTCTAGTCTCTCATGTGTTTTATTGATATCATCAAATCTTCCACACCATGCTGCTACAATTTTATCTCTTTCTATAAATGTCTCAGCCTCACCGTTAGTAAGCTTAGTCACTTCAACTGGTGCTTTCATTACATATATAGAACATAGTGAGTCTGAGGTAGTTGTATTATGTGTAACTAGAGCATGTTCTGTAACATAAAGATTATCTGGTGCATCAACAGATATACATATAGCTTCTGCATCATCAATATATTCTATATTTGTTATGTATCTACTAAATACTTTTGATGGTTTGTATATATCTCTTTTTCTTTTTAATCTAAAAGGTGTCAAGCCTTCAGGTAATAAAACTCTTACAATATAGGAATCTAAATGAGTTGTTTTCTTACATCTTATTTTTGCTATTCCTCCTAGTGATTGTACTAATTCAACAACTTGATAAGCCATTATTTTTGATGATGAATAAAATTCAGCACCATGATTTGAATAAGAACCATCTGTATCCATTAAACCTTGCAATAATAAAAGTCTATTATGTATACCTGAATACATGTATTGATCTGGTATATGTTTATCTTCTGATCTTTTACCTTTTAAATCTAATACTTTTAATTTTTGTGTTAATGAATTTCTTGAACCAATTTTTGTTACAATAGCATAATCACAATTTGAATTTTTTACTTTTTTTATCAATAAATCATCATCTAAGAGGTGTTTAATATAAGTAATTAATTCTTCATCAACTGTACTAAATCTAATAGATTTTTGTGATAATCCTCCATCACCTAAAAGTAATCCTAACAAGTAAGGATGAACAGACAACTCCGGATAACCATTAAAAAAAACTGGTTCAGCAATAGGAATAGACCATTTATTTCTATTTTGCTTATCTTTATAATAAGTAGAAATTGTGTATTCTTTTTTAATATTTCTACCTATACCGTTATAAGTAATTGTTTTAGTAATGTCTAATAAATCTTTTACAGAAAGAGTGTTGTATCCCTTTGTACCACCATTTAATTTTACATTCCACAAGTGATCTTCACATACTTTAATACTATGCCCATCACTAAATGTAATTTTACATAATTTTTTAATACCTTGAGGATATACACCAATTACATTTATTGGTTGACCATTAGAACCAATCACTTGATCTCCTATTTGTATGTCACCTATTCTTTTTCTACCTGTTGGTGTATATAACATATTATCAACATGTTCTGCTTTACCCTCGGCAACCGGGTCAATACTTGCATAGTACATTCCATATGTAGGATCTGGTACTGGTCTTTCCCATACTACTAATATTCCTGTTTTATCTTCAGTCTTTTTAGAAATAGGAAACTCAGATATAGGTAATTTATTACTTGATTTAACTACTACTTTACCTACTTCATCTCTTGATATTTCTAAATGCTCAGATGAGTATTCTTTTTCTTCAATTCTTCTTATCTGTGCATTAACTAAATGAGGAGGAAACTTAGCTGCTTTTCTAAATGCAAATGCTTCTTCTATATTTCTTGGATGCTGAGATACTTCAAGTTGATAATCTTTAGCTTCCTTGTTTCTTTTAATCTCTTCAAAGTATTCATCTAATGCTACTAGTGCTTCTTCAACAAGTGAATTACCATAGTCATCTATATAAGGTGGCATTGACCATTGTTCAGGTATAAATAAACCTGACTGACCTATTGTACCATCCTTATCTATAAGATTAGTGTCTACAGGATAGATATCATTACTAGTAGGATCAAGTATCATTTTCTTCAAAGGACCACATTGATCCAAATCTCCAACTGATCCTGCAGCTATAAATAATCCAGTAGTTATCATACCAGATTTAAGTGCTGGTTTAATATATCCAAATGTTGTATCCATCTTAGGAGCAATTCCTGCTTCCTCATGAAAAAAGAATTTAACCGGACCCCCAACACCATTTGTTGGATCTTTCTCAAATGACATACCTTGCATAGTACCTTTAAGTCCTACTTCAGCTTTTCTATCACCTTTTCTTATCTCAATCTTTTGTTGCCACATCATTACCTTATCTGGAGACATTGGTCTATACCAGGCCGTGTGCTCATTTAAGAATGCTGCAT